TCGACGATAACCTCTACGTTTTCGATTTCCTCTCTAATAAGTTTCATCTTGTTCTGGGATCCCTATCTTTTTATTTATGTTAACCTTCAACTGTGACGGCTGTGCCGTAAGTAACATTGCAACGAATATACTGATCTTTCTCTTTTACGAGATAGAGAGTTTCGTATTGTCCAATAACGTGTGATGCTACTAGAGTTGTATTGGTGGAATCGTAAACATAAAGAAACTGAGCCACACCATAACAAGTCAATCTAACAAGACTTGATTCAATGAGAACACCACTTGAACCTACAAATGTACTTGTGGCGGACTTGAGTTTTACGACACCACCAGCGTCGTTTCCGAAAAGTGCCATTATGGATGAGGTGCGACAGCTACAAAATAAAGGTTACTGCTATTTCCGTAAAGAAATTGAGCAGGATCCTTTTTGATAATCATATTCTCGTAAGGATTGACATAAGATTGTGTTACGGCAGATCCACCGGCAGTATCTCTAACTTCAATTTGTACGAGACCGCTACCAGCGTTAGATACTCGAACATATCTTGCACCAACTCCGTTAGCATCTGGTACTGTAGTTACGGTTCCACCACCTTGAGCATATGTTCCTAAAAGTTTAACTTTCATTTTACTCCTCTACTACTGGTACACGCATAGATTCGTCATCCTCTTCAGTGGGAGGAGGTACTTCCTCTATTGGCACGTGCATTGATGTATCATCAATTTCTTCAGGCATTACTCTTCCTCTTGTTGAGGTTCTGTTTCAATATTCTCTTCTTCAGATTCTCCATCAAAAAGAGAATTGGCAACTCCTGGTCTCAAAGCATCTACTCTTTCAGCAGCTTTGGTGAACAGAAGATCTTTAAGTTTGTCACTAATTTCAGATGCCGAAGAATCTGTAGCAATGAGGTCAATAACTTCTTCCATGATTTTAATTTATATCTAAAAGTTGACTAAAACTTATTTATATTGTACCTACATCTAGGTCAGTGTCTGTAATATCATTTCCTCTTTGCCTCAGATCTTCTTCTGGTGCTTGCTGTCCCATGGGATCCATGCCTGGTTCCATCTGAAGCATTTGTTCATTTGGATCTGGAATAATACCTCTTTCAATTTCATCCTCAATCTGAGCATCAATTTCAAGAATTTCTGTATCCTTCTGTCTAAGAACTTTTCTACGAACATACTCAGTAGAATAATATCTACCAACGTAAGGTTCTACTTGCTGAAGAAGTGCCATTCTGTTGTTCATCAGCTCTGCTTCTTTCAGTTCAGCAAAGTGATTATCATAAAGATAATCGAATTGAATGTGCTCAGACATTCTCTCCCAATCTTCGGGAGTACAAATATTTTTGAGGAGAAGTTGTGTCTTCAGCATATCCAAGAACAGATTGCTGAATCTCTTACGAAGTCTTCCTACAAACTTACTGAACTGAAGTTCATCACGGAGAATCTCAGAAGAACGTCCAAGGTTGAATCCATCACCAGATCCAGGCATTCTCGATTCTGGTACACCCAGAGATCTATAAAGTTTCTTCTGGAAGTATTCGATATCAGAGAGTTCACCTAAATTCTGTCCACCTGGCAGAGTGGTGATCTCAGTTCCTCTACCACCTTCACGACGTGGCAGCCAGAAGTCTTCCAGCATGGACATGTATTTTTTATCGTCACGAATCTCACCAGTCTGTGCATTATACACAAGCTTGTTACGATAACGATTCATAACATCACGGAGATATTGTTCTGCCTTTACCTTAGGCAGATTACCCACATCAATGTAGAAAATTCTACGTTCAGGTGCTCTACTCAAACGATAGATAACCAGAGAGTCTTCAATCATTCTCAGTTGATTGAGAGACTTAGTTGCTTTCTGTAGATAAGATAGTACAGTGTGACGATTTCTATCAACCAGTCCAGATGTACAATAAGAGATAGAATCTGGAGCAAACTTAACTCCCTTTGCTCCACCACCAGCAGAAGGAACTGTGGTTGGATAATTCATCTTTGGAGTATACATGAAATACTCCTCAAGTTCAGGGAAGACTACCTTTTGGGCATCATCGACTCCCCTTACTTTGAAGATATCTGCTCTATCTTTATTTTGATTCTTTTCTTTTCTTACATACCTCATCTTCAGAGCATCGATATATCTCAGCTCTTGAATGCCATCCTGAGGTCTCTTGATATCAATTACTTTGTTGTAATAAATTCTTCCGTCAACATACCAGTTACGGAAGATCTCATGAGATTTTTTATCAAAGTCTAGAAGATCTTTGATGTGCTTGAATTCTTTTCTGATTTTATCTTTGATTCCATCACTAGCATTCAAATTACTCAGATCAATCTCAACAGGAGAATCATCCAGGTCACTAACAATAGCTTCATTGATTACGTTTTCAATTGCTTGATCACACTCTGGATGGAGTGACATCTCACGATATCTACGAATCAGTTCGTACTCACTTCTATAAACACCTTCAAAGTCAATTGTTTGGCTACCAAAAGCTGTTGAGACATAAAAATCAGCCCCATCCTCGTTGGTAGGAGGAACGGGACTGATTACACTTTTTGATTTATCTTCGTTTTCCTCAATCGAAAAACCAAACAACCTTGCCATTTTAAAGTAATGCGTTCTATCTGACTATTTATTAGACGATAGAACCACCATTTCCAGCAGCTTCCCACCACTGAACTTGGAGTTCAACAGTGAACTCTTCAATAGCATCGGTGTTATCGTAGTTCAGATCAATTGCAGAGACTGCTGTTGGGAAGATACCATGGAACTGATAACTTCTCAAAATTGGTTGATCTGTGCCACTTTCTTGAGCACCACCACCACTGGTAACTGGAGCACGACCCAACTGATGAACAATAGCATCAGTTTGATAATCGATAGGATCTGTGTTACCAGAGTTATCGGATACCTTGGCAACAGAGTTCATCCATCTTTCGAAGGAAGATCTGATTGCGAAGTCGGTATCGTTGATAACTGTGATTGTCCAAACATCAAATGTTCTGTCACCAGCAATCTTAAGATTACGTCCTCTGAAAGGAATGGTGATAGGTGTGATGTTGGATGCTGGGAGGTTTGCTCCCTTTACCAAGAATCTGGATTTGGAATCCAAGTCATTGACACTAGAGTCAACTACGTCATCTGGGAAAGTTAGTACAACCTCAAACAGATTAGGTCTGGCGATGCCGCCAGACAATCTGCTCTTGAATCTGTCGATAGTTCGATCAGCTGTCTTTGGGGGATTTTGTTGTTGAATTAAGTCTGCCATCGGTTTGTTACCTCTTTAGATTAAACTCCGAGAACTTCCTCAAAGCTGACACCCGTGCGAGTGGCAACGAAGGTCAGACCGATGAAGTTAATCGAACGTGCGGGTTTGATGTAAATATCGGCAACAAATTCATTGTTATCGATGACCGCAGCTGTGTTGTTTGTTTCATCACACTTGACTACAAAGTCAGTGATGCCTCTCTTTGCTTGAACATCACGAAGGAAAGGTTCAACGATGCTAACAAAGTTTGTTCTTGTAATCTCATCATTAAACTCAAACATCTGATCTCTGGCAGCAGCAGAAATTGCTCTTTCCAGATAGATGAACAAACGACGAACGTTAATTCTATCGAAGGCAGATGCCCTTGCTAGTCCTGTCTTATCACCGAACAGAACAATACCGGAACCAGGGGAGAAGATGACTGGGTTTACTCTATTTGAGTAAAGAACGTCTCTCTGTGACTTGGTTGGGTTGTATGCCAACTTCACAGCATTCAGAATAGATCCTCTTTGTGTTCCAGCAGGTGAGAACCAAGGGAAGTTGTTGATATCGTTTCTAGCACAAATGCCAGCAATGTCACCATTCAATGGAACATATCTGAATGTGTCGGCAAATCTATCATAAGTGTACTTGTAAGAACTATCAAATACAGCATACGAAGATGAAGGAATAGCAGAGAAGTAACTTACCAGATTATCAGTGATGGTAGAAGAATTGTTCAATGAAACACTAGCACCATCAGATAAGAATGCCTGACGATAAGGAGAAACAAATGCTACAGCATCCTGTCTTTCCTCAGCAAGAGCAATAATCTTACTGGCAATTGCTTGTGTCTCTTCTTTACCATGAGCACCGGATCCCATCAGAACGAAATCGATATCAAAGGTATCAGGATTTTCAAACAGGTCGTATCCAGAAGAAAGATCACCTACGTTTACTAAGAGTCCACCAGTTGTAGTAATACCAGTTGTACCACCATAGTCCTTACCACCAGATAGTGACAGAGTTTGATTTCCGTAAGCGTTAAATGTAATGTCGGATGCTTTCTGATCCCATCCACCATCACCAAAATTGGTAAAAGTAGTGGCACCAACACCAGCAGCAAAACCAGTCGTAGTAACACCAGATGGTGCTCCACCACCAAACAGGTTATCGGAGTTGAATTGTAACCAACCCCTCCAATACTGATCACTTCCGGCAGAGAATTGAGCATCAGTTGCCTTGGACAGACTCAGATGCTTCTCTAACAGAGTTCCAGCATTTCCACTTACTGTTCCAAGATCATCGTAAACTACAACGTGAAGTTCATCATTTCTTGAACCACGAGCAGAAGCATAACTTGTAGTTGTTGGTCTCTCTACCAATCTATTCCACTTGACATTTCCACTTGTCAGTTCAATCTCTTGCTGATCGAACCAGTCTACCTGAGCAGTGTAAGTTGAAAGTCCGACCTCACTGGAATCACTGGAATTATAAACATAAAGTGCTGTGTCAGTATTTGAACCATCACCACTATTTGCAAATCTGTAAGTGCCTCCAGGTGTATAATCCTTAGCACTGACAATTCCAGCAGCAGAAACGTGAGCAACAAACTTAACGTCTATACTAGAGTTTCCAATCTCCGTGATAATTCCTTTGAAATATCCATCAAGAACAGAAGTAGAACCAGCACCGGGAACAACTGTATTCGCGGGAACTCTTTGAGTTACTCCCATTCCAACTTCGAATGGTGTAGCATTGACTGTATTAGAACCAAAGTCGAGAGGAACTGTTATTCCTCCTTCATTGTTCGTTAAGGCAGCAGAGAGAGTAATAGAATTATTACCAATGCTGGTTACAGTTGTTCCTGCTGAAACAAAGTTACCACGAACAACCTGATTCAGAGCAATCGAAGTTGTTGTAATACCCACTGTCGTTGCTGCACCAGTGGCAATTGTTGCCGATCTGTTAGAAATTGCTTCCGTAAATGTGAT